TCGCGATTGTTGCTGCCCAAGGGCTCGTCATCCCCAAGACCTCGTCGCGCGCAATCACATCGCCTGCAGGTACTGCGGATACCATGGAGACACTTGCTCCGGTTGACCTTGATATCGCAACGCTCCGACGCGTCGTGGAAGCCGAGGGCGGCTGCATCGCCTGGGGCGGGGCGATGCATCTGAGCCCCGCCGACGATATTTTCGTCCGCATAGAGCGTGAGCTCGATGTCGATACCGAGGGACAACTCATCGCGTCTGTCCTGTCGAAGAAGATTGCAGCCGGCTCGACGCACGTCGTCATCGATATCCCGGTCGGACCTACCGCCAAGGTCCGCAGCGAGGCGTCGGCGCGTCACCTCGCGGAACGGATCAACTCCGTTTCAGCGCGTTTCGGACTCTCGGCCACTTGCATCCTGACCGACGGGTCGCAACCGGTCGGTCGCGGAATTGGCCCGGCCCTGGAAGCGCTCGATGTCCTCGCGGTTCTCCGTGGTGCGCCCGATGCACCGGATGACCTGCGCCGACGCGCAACGGCATTGGCTGGCGCCGCCCTGGAGATTGGCGGGAAGGCCGCCAAGGGGGAAGGAGCAGCTGATGCGCTTGCGATCCTTGCGGACGGGCGAGCCTGGCAGAAGTTCCAGGCCATCTGCGCGGCGCAAGGAGGTATGCGCACGCCGCCGCGGGCGTCCCACGTTCATCCGCTGATCGCACCGCGTGCCGGTCGCATCGTTCATATCAACAATCGCAAGCTCGCAAGGCTCGCCAAGCTCGCCGGCGCGCCGGAAGCCAAGGCAGCGGGCGTCTACTTGAACGTGAGCCTCGGCCAAGAGATCGACAATGGCCAAGCGCTGCTCGACATCCACGCGGAAACCGCGGGCGAACTGGCCTATGCGCTGGAATACGCGCAAAGGAGTCCGGACATCATCGAAGTTGAGCTTTCGTCGTAATGGTCGCTGTCGAGCTTGGATGGCTGAACGCTCTGCGACGCTACCTGATCGCCATGGCGATTGGGAATCTGATCTGGGAGTTCGCCCATATGCCGCTTTACACGCTGTGGGAAACCGGCACTCCACGCGAGATAGCCTTCTCTGCACTTCACTGCACCGGAGGCGATGTCCTGATTGCGACGAGCGCTCTCCTGGCCGCGCTGGTCCTGTTCGGAAGCAGCCACTGGCCGGAGACAAACTATCGTCGTGTGGGGCTTGCCACCGTCCTGATAGGTCTCGGATACACCGTCTTCAGCGAGTGGCTCAACATCGAGGTTCGGGAAGCCTGGGCCTATCGTGACCTGATGCCGGTTATCCCGGTAATCAACGCCGGCCTCTCGCCCATTGCGCAATGGATCGTCCTACCAATCATCGCTTTCTGGTGGGCGGGACCTCGGAAAGAAGCACCATGACTCGTTTAACGTCCTTCACCATCTTCCTGTTTGCTTCTGTCGTTCTTCTCATTATCTCGCCGCTTACCGCTCACGCCCAATCCGGTGTGCCCCTCGCCGACCTGTTGCGATCCACGCATATTCACGGGCTAGCGGTCGATCGCCCTGACAGCGGTCGTCTGCTTATCGCCACTCATCATGGTTTGCATGCCTTGCGACTTGATACTGGAATGGTCGATCTCGTTTCCGAGAGGCAGGACGACTTCATGGGTTTCACACCGCACCCGACCGATGCGCCAACGCTTTATGCGAGCGGCCATCCGGCGCGCGGCGGAAACCTCGGTTTCATTATCTCGAGAGATGGCGGCCGGTCCTGGTCCAAGCTCGCTGATGGCGTCGACGGTCCGGTCGACTTCCACCAGATGGACGTTAGCAAGGCCGATCCGTCTGTCATCTACGGCATCTTCGGCAATCTGCAGAAGAGCGCCGACGGCGGGCGTAGCTGGCGCCGGATCGGTCCCGCCCCAGAAGGAATCATTGCTCTCGCGGCCTCGAGCAAGGCCCCGGACCGGATCTATGCCGCCACGCAACGCGGTCTGGTACTCAGTACTGATGGCGGCCGTCGCTGGCAGCCAGCGCACGAGGCGCGGCAGGCAGCAACCATGGTGCATGTGACCCCGGACGGTACTATCTACGCCTTCATCGCCGGCACCGGCCTAGTACGCGCCGAGGAGCCGGAGCTCGACTGGACGACCCTGGGCGACGGGTTCGATGACGAATTCGTGCTCCACGTCGCAGTCGGTGGAGGAAGAGAGCGCCCAACTCTATACGCCGTGGCCGTCAATCCGAAAACGCGAATCCAGTCTCTCCATGTGAGCCGTGACGGGGGACAAAGCTGGGCCCCGCTGACAAAGGATAAGTAGAGGACATGGCGTGTTTCGTCGCCCGCATCGTTGGCACCAACGTTCTTGCGCCTTGTGGTTGACAACCCGGTTAACAAAACGCCGTTTCAATAGCGAACCAATGCATTGGAGAACGAAGGATGCACGGTGATCACTGTACCGTGCCACGCGAGGCTGGTCGACCTCCTTGCTCTGGGGCGTTCCACTCACCGCGTCACTTCCACCCCACCGGACCGCGCTTGCTCGCGCATCACAGCGTAGTCGCTCAGCATCTCGGCGATCGCTGACCCGTCCGGCAGCATCCCTAGTTCCTCGGCCGCGCGCGTTTGGAACTCGCGACTGTACTCCACCACGGGCGGACAGACGGTAACGATGCGCGGTTCAGAACCGCCCGTCGCGCAGGCGGTCAGCAAGCTCGTCGCGATCGCGAGGGCGGCGAGCCGCCGCATCGAGCATCCGACGCTGTACTTCATTGGCCTTCTCCGTGATTTCGAAGCGTTCCGCCAAGCGCCCGGCGCGCTCACCGGCGCGGCGGATCGACAGCAGAAACAGGAGGACGGTGAGGGCGAGCACGCCATACCGCAGCGCAGCGCGTGCCCATGGGCTGGCGGCAATCCCGGTCAGGAGTGCAGAGATCATCGCCGCCCCCGTTTCCAGTCGTCGATGCGGGCGTAAATGGCGACCGCGACGCCGGCGAGCGCCACGGCGATGAACACCCAGCGCAGGGTGTCGAGATACGGCACCAGCGGCAGAATGGCGGACTGGGTCTCGGCCAGGACGTTCTGCGCCACCTCGACGCCCGCCGCGCCAATCGTCGCCACTCCTGCGGCGCCGCTGCCTTTCATCGTGCGGCTCTCCGCCAGCACCTCCCGCGCGGGCGGTGCTTCGGCGGCAAATGCTGTCGCCCGCACGGGGAAACGCTCGCCCCACTGCCGCGCCGGCCCGAGATCGATATGCATGAATCCCGAGCGCGGGTAGAAACCAAACCCGAGAAATCCGACCGCCCGCGCCGCCGCCTCGAACGCGACCGGGTCGTGGTTCGCCATGGCGATGTCGAAAGCCGCGCCATCCATGTGCTTGGAGCGCGGCGCGCCACCGACGGCGCGGTTGTGCGCCGGACTGCGGTAGGCGGAGCGGACGATGAGCGGCTTGCCAAGCCGGTCGCGGAGCGCCTGGAGCTTGTCCAGCGCCTCCTCATTGAGGCGTAGCGACCCGCTGCCGCGACAGGCGATCTCGGCGGGAGAGAAGTTCTTCCAGCGCCAGGCGCCCTCGGGCACATCACGCCAGTGGTTGAAGTAGCTCGTCGTCATCGGTGGTCTCCGGACACAAAAAAGCCCGCCGAGCGGCGGGCTTGGTGGGGTGAGGATCGGCAGCGTCGGTCAGGGACCGTTGCCGAACAGCTTCAGCTTGATGGCGATGCCGGCCATCAGGGCGAGCAGCACGCCGGTGGTAACGATGCGGACAGCGGTCTGCACCGCCGTGCGCTTGGCGAGCCTGAGACTGCCCAGCAGGGAACGGAGGTCTCGGATGTCGACGGCGGCATCGTCGCCGTCGAGCCCAACATCCTCCAGCGCCTTGCGGGCGCCACGCTCCGCCGCCAACTCCAGCAACTGCTCGAACTCGGCTTCGAGCATAACGATATGGCCGTCACCGACGGTCGGACGGTTCATGCGATCTTCCTCTCGTCGATGACTACGCGGCCAGATCGGCCTCATGGACGCGGGCATCCTCGCCCACGGCGGTGATCTCGATCTGCTCGCCCCTCGGTCGGATCGAGATGACCCGGGCGCGCAGGCTCCAGGCCTCGCCGACACCGAAGGCAAAATGCGTCCGCTCTTCCGACGCGCCGGTGTAGGGCGTGAAATCGAGATCCTCGGCAAGGACGACACGCCGATCGTCGGCGCCCGGACCGACCGGCCAAGGGCCGCTTACCGTCCCGTCACGCCGACGCAGCGCGATGTAGTGCGTCTCACCGTCGGCCCATTCCAGCGGCTCGGAGAGTTCGAGCGTGCGGGTCTCGGGGGCCCAGGCGACTGCCTCACCACCCTGGCCCCAACGAGGCATGTCGTGGGCGACGGCGATGAGATCGCCATAGGTCGGGATCAGCCCCTCCAGCTCGGTGCGGAAGCTCACCATGCGGCGGCGATAGCGGTTGGCCGCCGCCATGTAGAGACCTTCCCGAAGTGCCTGCGCCTCGTCGGTGCAGCCGAACAGCTCGACCTTGGCCGGCTGATCGGCCGCGCTGTCGGCCAAGCTCGCGGTCACCTCGTCGGGCGCCCAGATGCGCGCCGAGAAATACTCGACCGTGACCGCGTCCGCGGTGTCCTCGCCCGGCATCAGGTACTGGACCTTGAGGCTGCCCTTGACGATGTTGCGGGGGCCGAAGAGCGCCACGGGCAAGGTCCGCGCTTCGTCCCGGACCAGCCGCAGGATGCCGCCCTGCAGGAACGGCACGGCCCGCCCGACGCGGGCGATCCGGGTGAGCGCTTCCCAGACTGTGACGCCTTGATCGAAGACGGCGTCGAAGCGGTCGCCCCGGCCCTGCCATAGCCCGTCCAGCGCATGGAGCGCCGCCAGGTCGATGCGGGCGTCCGGCAGATCGGCGCCATAGTGGGCGCGTGCGGCATCGGCGAACGCCCAGGCGATCGACCGCGTCGGCTGCGGCGAGGTCCATCCCGTGACGGGATCCCAGACCGGGAGCCTGCGGGCCAGGATGCAGTTCACCAGGCGCGACGAGCGCTGCGACAGGTTGTCGGTCGCGCGCATGCGCACGGCAAGCAGCGTGACGTCGCCAAACACCGGATCGCCTGCGAGAAACGCCTTCAGCCCCTGCCAGCGGATCTCGTGGCCGGCGCGGGCGTCCGTATCCTTGGCGTCGGTCCGCCTGAGACGAACCTCGTAGCGGCCGCTCGCGACCGGATAGCGGTCGCTTCGCCGCTGGGCGGTGTTCGTGGCGGCAGTGACGCTTTCTGCCCCCAGCTGCACCCAGCCGCCGAGGGCGACGCCATCCTCGTCGATCGCGCGCGCCTCCACCTCCCAGTCGATGGTGCGCGGATCGAGCCCGCCGGAGGTGTTGGCGTAGTAGAGCCCGCGCGGCATGACGAGGTCGATGCCGATCTCCTCGGCGGCGGTGCCGGCGGGGTTGGCGGCGAAGGGGCCGATCCAGCCGTCGTCGCCTGTGTCCAGCTCGTTTGTGCCCTTCAGCTCCTGGCCCGCCACTTCGGCCGCCGTAGTCACGTCCGCCTCGAACAGCATTACCGGATCGCCGGGTGCGACGATCTCGTAGGTCACCTCCTCGAAGGAGCTGATGGGCGTGTCCTCAATGCGGACCTGCTCGAGGTCGTACTCGCCCTGACCGATGCAGTGCAGCTGATGCAGGTACTGCTCGTTGCCGGCGTACTCGGTCCAGGGTGTGGCGGCGAGGTCGGGATAGACCAGGTGCCGCCCGTAGATGACGGGGATCGGCTGGCCGAGTCGGGCCTGATTGCCCTGGGACTGCAGGGCATAGGTCGGGCTTGGCGCCGGTGTGCTGCCGAAGGAGCCGCCGAAGCTGGGCGCGGGAGGTTTGGGCGGCGGGACGAGCACGTTCACCAGCGTGGCGCCGGCGAGCCCGACGGCCGCGGTGATGAGCGAGGTGCCGATGGTGGACGTGATGCCGATGGCGCCGGCGATGGCGCCGCCGATCGCGGGTGCCGCCACCATGACGGCGATCATGAGCACGGTGCGCAGCGGGTTCTTGCCGCCGCCTCCGCCCCCGCCTCCCTGAGGCAGGGAGACGAAGATCACGACGTCGGACGCGCCGATCGCCACGGCCGGCCAGTCCGCGCGCAGCACGGGCTCGCCATTGCGCAGACAGACCGTCGGGCGCTCGAACTCCGCGATCCCGTGGGCGTCGAGCCAGGCGCGAATGGTCGTGCCGGCCACGATGGGCAGCACGTCTCGGCCCCGTTCCGGGCAGAACGGGTTGCGCAACATGACGACGACGGCGGTCAATGAGGGTCTCCCGTAAATCGATAGAAGCCCTCGATCCGCCATCCCTGGAGATCGAGGTCGCGGGGATTCTGGAACGCGACGCCGATCCTGCGGGCCGCATGCAGGACGCCGCCGCCATCGACCTCGAGCCACAGGCCGACATGGACCGGGTGCCGGGACTGGCGCATCAATACGGCGTCGCCCTCGCGAGGCTCGGCCACGAGGCGCCAGCGCCGGCGCTCCGGATGATCCCGGAAGGCATCGAGCACCCTGCGCAGGTCGGCCGCATCGACCGGGATCTCGGGCACCTCGATGCCGAACTGCTCGCGCCAGCAGTAACGGACCAGGCCCCAGCAATCGAACGCTTGCGCTCCGCGCCCGCCGGCCTGCCACGGTCGGCCGATCAGCTCTTCCGCCCAGTGCATCGGATTATCGTGTGAGCCCGGGGAACCGCCTGGCGGTATAGGTCTCGGCGGGGAAGGCCTTGTTGCCGATGTCGAGCATGCGGGCGCGCCCGGTGACCCGGAACACGTCCGCCTCGACCTCGGTCAGGATGAGGGTGATCGGCGGATCCATCTGCGGACCCTCCAGGTCGGTCGAGAGGTAAGGCCGGTAGGTCACCTCGATCTTGTCCTGGCTGGTCGCGGCCGCATCGAGGTGGCGGACGATCTCCCGGCTGACATTGTCGAGGGTGACCGCGATCTCCGGCACGGGCGCCGTGTCCACTGGCGGCAGTTCGAGCTCGAAGCCCATGGCAACGAAGCGAACCCAGCCGCCGGCGTCGACCGGCGCGTCCGCTTCGAGACGCGCCCAGAGGTCGACGTGGTCGCGCACGACGCGGATCGCGGTCGGCTGGCCGTCATCGTCCAGGAAGGACGGATGGCGCAGTTCGAGCGTGTGCAGGATGACGGTGTCGGAGGGCGCGGATGCGTAGGCCTCCCGGATCGCCCGCTCAAGCGCCGGATCCGGCATCGTCGTCCTCCAGCAGGTCGGGCTTCGGGTGGGCGCGTTTGACGGCGAGCCACTTGCCGAGAAGCTCGTCCATCTCCTTCGGCAGGCCGGTGCCGTTCAGGCGCAGCTGGTTGAAGGCTTTGAGGATGGTGTCGAGCTGCTCGCCGATCGGCGGGTACTCGACCTCGCGCGCCTCCCGGTAGCGCCGGTAGGGGTGGCCGAAGGTCCGGATGAGTTGCGCCACCTCGGGCTCCGCCTTCGGATCGTGGACGTGCAAGTCGATGCGCGCATCCTGACCGTCGGGGATCGGGTGATAGAGCACCGCGTAGTGGCGGCCGTCGACGAGGCAGAGATGCTCCCAGGTGTTGGGCTCCTCGGGCATGTCCGGGGGTTGGAAGAAGCCGCCGGCCTCTTCCGTATAAGAGATGAACAGTCGCATGGGTCAGGTCCCGAGCTTGGCGTTGATCTCGATCGGCCAGTACGGGTTCCGCTGCGAGTAGCCGGCGTTGTAGTAGACGTTGTAGGTCACATACCAGGTGCCGGCGCCCCAGCAGGTGCCGTCTTCGCCGAGCCAGAGATTGGCTCCGTTGTCCGAACCGATGGACTGCGCATCCACGTCGATCACCTTCGCGGCCAGGCCCGGTGCGTTCCACCAGTAGGAATTCGCTGCGAACAGGGCGCCGCCGCGCTGGCCGTTGTTGTTGCGCCCGCCGCAGAGCGTGGTGCCGTCGTCGAACAGCGCGATCAGATGCGTGGTCGAGCCGCGGCCCGCCAGATCGACCTTGATCAGCTCCCCCGGCGCGACGCCGGTGCCGAGGGTGAGATCGAGCTCGTAGACGCCGGCATACGTGCCGCTCGAACGGTTGTCTGAGAGCTGGCCATAGCCCGAGTAACCCCCGCCGAATAGTCGGTTGTGCTCGGTCTTCACATAGCTCGTACCGTAAGAGTTGCCGCCGCCCCAGACATCCACCGCCTTGCCGTAGGCCTCGCCCGCACCGAAGCCCGCAATGAACTGGGCTGCATTCGTGCCCGCTGTCGATCCCGTCATCGCCTGGCCGTAGCCGGAATAGCCGGCGAAGGCGACGGTGCCGTCAGCGAACAGGAACAGCACCTGACCGTTGTCGCCGCCGCCCCAGGCGGCGATCTTGACGCAAACCTTGTCGGCGAAGAGCTGGTTGCCGCTGGTCCCATGCTGGACCGGCCGAAAATAGGCCTGGTTGTTCCCGTAGGCATCACCCATGGGATAATTGTTGTTGCGCCCAGCGGCCCAGACCTTGCCGGCGGTGTCGATGTACCAGACCGTGCCGTACTGATCGCAGGCGGCGGTCACGTAGACCGCATCGGTGACCGGGACGATGCCGCTTTCGCCGCGCGACGGCAGGCCCTCGCGGTAGCACTGGTGCGGCGAGTAGGTCTCCGCCGAGTTGGTGGTGGCGTTGTTCGTGGCCGTCTGGCCGTAGCCGTTGTAGCCCCAGCCCCAGAGGCGGCCGTCGTCGGTCAGCGTGTAATAGGTGATGGCGGTACTGTCCTGGCCGTTCACCGTGCCGGCGATCTGCACGATCTTGCGACCGTTCTTGTAGATGCGCTGATCTTCCTGGATGCCCTCGTAGGACTGCCAGCCGACCATGCGCCAGCCGGAGCGGTTGGACGCGGCGCCGTCGCCGCACTGGCCGTGGCCGCTGTAACCGCAGGCAAACGCGACGCCGCACTTGAGCAGCACCACCTTGGTGTAACCGGGAATGGCGCCGACGATGTGGAAGGCGTCGCGCTCCTTCCAGTGGTGGCGCGTGTCGTAGCCGCCATAGTTGGACGGCCACGCGTCGGGATCCATGCGGCCTTCGGCGATCGCGCGGATCCAGTTCGACTGCACCCCGAGCCACTGCAGGGGGTCGGACAGGATGTAGCCGTGCTGGACGTAGCCGCCGCCATTGCCGTCGCCGAGGTCGGAATACTGGTTCTGCCCCGAGATCGCGACCTTGGTGTGGTCGACGATGAGGAGGCCCTGGCTGTTCTCCTGCGTCATCGACGGGCCCGTCACGACCTCGTGGCTGAACGGCTTGGGCGTACGGGTGTTGTGGCGAAACACATGCGGGTTGAGCGCCCGCTGGCCCTTGCTGTTGGCGATGGGGCCGGGGAACAGCGTCACCCGGTGGTGCCCGCCGCCGCGACGCCCGATGGTGACCGAACCGCCGCCGGCCTTGCGCTCCGCCCGCGGCAGGTCGGCCGTGATCGTGGAATTGCTCATCAGTAGTCGCCGCCGAAGAAGCCGATATGGACGTTGCCGGTCGTAACCGCATTGGCGTTGGCCGGGATCCGCGCCGCGAGCGGGTCTTTCAGCAGCAGCCAGCGGTCGCCCGTGAGGTCCAGCCACGGCATCTGCTCGAGGTCGAGCCCGGCGACCGAAGGGGAGCCGTCGAACCCGGCGCGGGCCGGAACCTCCATCGACCAGAGGGGACGCCAGCGGTAGGCGTCGATGGTGACGCCGAGCTGCTGCGTGATGGCGTTGCCGGGCGTGTTCTCCAGATTGAGCACGTCGAAAATGCCGGATCCGGGCGTCTGCTCCCCGGTCCCGGTCATGCGGTAATCGCCCCGATTGACCGTGGCGACGTTCCAGAGCGTCAGCACTTGCAGGTTCTCAGTGATCGCCCAGGACTGATCGTCGGTCCGGGTCACGGTGAAAGGGTCCGTGGCCGGCGTGGCGCCGGGGACGATGTTCACCTCGACGCCGGAGAACACGATTTCGAAGGTGCCGAACTCCACGGGAGCCGCGGCATCGCCGTCGTTGCCGAGCACGATCGCATGCAGCCGCGTGCCATTGGCGCCGGGCGTGAAGACGGTCTGGGCCGCGTTGCCCAAATCGGCGCGCAGAACCGCGCCATCCTGGCGGTAGGCCGCCACGAAGATCGGCTGATTGGCCATCTTGGTCCTCGTTCAGGTCAGATGAAGCTGCGCGCCAGCGCCACCAGGGCGCCGGCATGGATCTGCGGGGCCAGGTCCAGCGACAGCCGTTCGTCGCCGCCAGGATCGACGACGGCAGCGCCCAGCCCGAGCCCCGCTTCGAGCTTCGCGTCCAGCCGGCCCGGTGCGCTGTCGGTGGCGCTCACGGCGACGGTCCCGACGGCGCCCAGCGCGGCATCGCGGGCATCCAGCGCCTCGTCGCGGGCGAGCTCGGCCGCCGTCCGCGCGGTCTCGGTCGCGTCGACCGCCTGGGTGATGTCGGTCATGTGCGCGTCGACGCTCGCCTCCACGTCGACGATGACCTTGGCGACGCTCTTGACCGGACCGTTCTCGGTGGTAACCGTCGTCTGCGCGTCGCCATGCACGATCTCGTGCAAGAGCAGGCTGTCGGCGTGCGCGCGGTCGGCTGCCGCGCGCAGATCGGCTTCGATGGTCATGGACGTCTCCGGTTACCAGGCGTGCGCGCCGGGCAGGGTCGTGTGGATCAGCGTGTGCAGGGCGTCGACACTGCCGAGCAGCCCCTGCAGGTCCTCTTCCAGCAGGATCGCCATGGCGCCTTCGCTGAGCGTCGGGCGCTCTCGGATCTCCAGCTCGCTGCGAACCTCCCACAGCACGCCGGCGACGATCCGGGCCTCGAACTGGCGCGTGAAGCGCGCTTCCTGCGGCAACAGGCCGAGACCGCCCTTCAGGTCGATCTCGAACCACTCGCCGCCTTCCTTCGCGGTCCAGCGGTACCAGGCCTCGAACAGGGCGAACTGCTCACGCCGCAGCACCCAGCGCACGGTGATGCGGCTCGGCACCTGCGTGTACCGCCTGCGTTGCCGCGCCGGGCCCGCCTCCATCTCCGTCCGCAGGATGGCCTCGCCCGGCCGGATGCCATAACCGTCGACGGTCGGCAGGGGCAGTCGTTCCGGCCAACGGTTCGTCATTCACCATCCGGGCCAGAAGCCCGCCCTCGTCAACGGTAGCTACCGGCCGCCGGGTTGAGGCCGTAGCGGCGCTCCAGCGTCGGCGCGATGCCTTCGCCACGCCCCACGTTCCGGGCAATCCGGCCCTCCACCTGCTCGATCATGATGTCGAGGCTGAGATTGCCGTTGCCGTCACGCCGCCAATCGGCAGTGGCTTCCGTGCCCGGCGCCGCGTTGCGGACGTTCACCGCCACATTGACCACCGGCCGCTCGCCGGAGGCCGGCGCCAGCGATCGCATCTGTTCGGGCGTGAACACGCCCTCGCCACGCCGGGCGACGATCGGCACTTCGCCCGCGACGATCCCGCCGCCATGGAAGCGCGGCGCGCGGTCGAAGGCGGCTGCCGGGACCACGCGGCGCGGCAACGCATCAGCACCAATGACGCCGCCGCCATGGGCGACCATGACGGGGCCCGGTGCGGGGAAGTCCCCCACGGGCCCCGTGGTGCCGCTTCCCCCGAACAAGCCGCCGAAGATGGCGCCGCCGAGATCGGCGAAGATTCTCTCGAACAGCCCGCCCAGGGGCTTGATCACCGCCATGCGCCACGCGGCGCGCAGCGCTTCCTCAGCGATGCTGTTGAACAGATCGGCTGCCGAGAGCTTGCCCGTCATCGCCCATTCGACGAAGG